AACTTACCTTGGTTCTTATCTGCTAGGTATAGACCTAGAGAAACCGCCACAGTCAACGCAGAAAGTTTATCGTTCTTTCCAACAGATACGCTCATAGAGCCAGATACGTCAACCAGTGGCAACACATTTGCGTCACCAACAAAGTTTTCCAATGCTTCCCATTGCTTCTCAACAACATCAAGTTGAGTCTTGTTGTAGTCTGTCACATAGTGACCAACAACACCCTTCAGTACATCATATGGATATACTGCGCCAGCATTCACCTTGACCTTTGGGTCATCACCCTTAACAAGAGCAGCAACATATTCCGCATACTTTTCAGTGTTACGGTAGAATGCCTTCTTGTATCGAGCAGCAGCAACAGAAGGTACATGGCTGAAGTTGATTTCATCCCAACGCTTTGCGCACATGTCTTGTTCAACAACCTTAGTCATTTCGACTAGGGACTTACGATAGAACTTTGGAGACATGCCGAAGAACTTACGGATTTCAGCAGCCAACTTACCTTGACGTGGAGTCCACTTTGCAGCTAGACCATTGCGTTCACGCAGGGCATCGCCAAGCATAGTGAATGCAGTAGCCTTGTTGGTTTCAACAACAAAGATGTCATCCCAGCGACCAATTTCTGGCACCTTGCGAAGCAAGACAGCAGCATCCTCAGGATTGTGCTTGTCCAGATACTTCAGTATTTGACGGAACAACTCACGTTCGCCAGCACCACCACGTGCATCACGTGCCCACTGAGCAATACGCAATGCCACTTCTCTGTCCTCTACATATGCAGCGACAAAGTCTTTGGTGATGTCCTTACCACGAGATGCACCGATTTTGAAGAACAAGTCCACGCAAGCATTTGCAGTAGACTTACGAGCACGCATGCCGTTAGTAGTGCGTGCAGATTGATTTTGTACGGCAGACACAAAAGTGTTCATTTCAATTTCCTTTCAACAGAATAGTTTCCTACTTTTTGATTAGACTGAGAAATTCGAAACTCAGTATCGTGGAGATGGCATTTCAGCCATCATAGTAAAGTTGCTGTACCTATTCTAAGCTACATAAACTACGGGATGATCGGGTTGATATTGAATTGGTTCTTTAACCACAGTGTCCCTTTCGGCAGCCCCACTGAAAGCAGATAGTCTACTATCATCTTGCTGTCTTTCCAGCGTCAGATTTAATTCAACTTTACTGTCTAGCCAGTTTTAAAATACACCTTTCGGTGGTCCTCCTCTGTCTGGCACCCTTTAGCGTAGTCATTAAAGAGTTGCTGTACTCATCCCATTTCCATACTGTAAGTATATTACTTATATCATATAAAGTCAAGTTTGCATAATTTTTATCCCACATTTTTCTAAAAATTTTAGACCAGAATCATCACGATATTGTTGACGATAGTACAGATTTGTAATCCCTGCGCCATAGATTAACTTAGAACATTGTATGCAAGGAGCATGAGTACAAAATAGACTGGCACCATCGCCTCCGTCGTGAGACTTGGCAAGTTTAAGTATAGCATTCGCTTCAGCATGAATCACCTCATCTTTAGTTTTCAATGTTGGACCATCACCTTGAAGATATGGGAGAGATGGCGTAACAACTTCTTCACAAACATTCGACCAGCCAGCTGGCATACCATTGTACCCAATAGAGATAATCCTATGGTCTTTCACAACAACAGCACCAACTTTCAACCGAACAGCACTGGACAACTGAGCAAACCTCTCAGCTGTATCCATATAAGCATCAATCCATTTTTGTTTCATCGTATGTAAATCTGTACGTTGTTGATACGCTTCATCAGTTCATTGTTCACATCAAACTTAACTTGCATCTTTTGAGTTTCCTGCTCATAGACCATAAATGCAGGTTGATTCATAGTCGTCTTATGCTGCGGGAAAAACTTATTATACCTCACATCACCTGGAGAAGCAAATGAATAAAGTTGCATGTCAACATATTGTTCATACAGCTGCACTTGCTGACCATCAATAGTTGCAATCATCACCAGTTTTGGATTGCGAGGAATATATGCAAAGTCAACATCGATATTGTAACAATCTACTGTTGAGTTACGATACGCACCAAAGCAAACCATTTGGTTATCACGCCATTCTGGAGCAGGTCCAGGCTTTGCAGCCTCCCATGCTAACCAACCCAGCAAGCCATTACCAGTAGCACTCTTCACCGCATTAGAAACACCAGCAGCGAGTTCTCCATGAGTATTAGTGCTAGTGGATCCTTTCTCATTGATCGTGGTACTGAATGCACGCATATCAGAAACCCACTTCTGTTGCCATGATATAACTACGTCAGCATAAACAGTAGTGTTCACCCTACCAATCTTGTAGTTTGGATTCTTCACATCAGCGTATAATGCATGACCAACATTGTCGAGACGATTAACAATCTTTTCTCTACGCTCGTACTCATTAAAGTCTGGAGAGAAAGATGATTTCTTACCTTTCTTAATCGTATTATCTTTAGGAACAACATCAGCAATGATAGTAACTTCATAGCCAAGTGTGTTCTGTTGCTTAGAGACAACTTTATACGATTTGATCACACCACTGGTGTATTCATCAATGCTTTCAGTAACATTATTTGATTTAGCATTACGCTCGCTCATAACGAAAGTGCTTGCGCCTTGCTCTAGTGCTGCTACTTTTGCGTTCTCTAGAGCAGCATCATAATTAGATCCATATCCAGTAACCTTCACCTCTGCCGCATTGGCAAAAGTAGCAGCAAACAACAGAGCAAGAGCAGTCTTTTTCATTTAGAATCCATTCATCATTGTACGAACTTGAGCAGCAGTGTTCATGCTTTTCTTAGAAACCATAATGGTCACAGCTACCATGTTGCTATCACGATCAACATCACGTCGTGCGACATAAGCACCCTTCAGAATAAACTGAGAGTTGTCGCTGATTGTTTCGGTAACCGATTGAGCAATTTTGCTAGCACGGCGACGTTCTTCTTCGCTGTACATACCACCTGCGACATCACCGTCACTACCGAACAGCGAATCATTATCGTTCTTAGAATCGCGACGACGATCTTCAGTGTTCTTGTTAGAAACAATATCACGCATCGCAGTCTTAGTTACGTTCTCTGCTACCTTACCAGACTTAACATCGTTGGTCAGAAACTCAACGAGATTACGCTTGGCACGCATAGTTGCCAGCATGAACGCATCCTCACGACCCTGCGGATGATTGAAGTTGATTGGTGCAGTACCAGTTGTTTTGATAGCAACCCAATCGCCATCCTCAGAGAATTGCAGCTGCAGAGTACCAGACACTTCAAGGAATTCTGCTTCAGCTTTCTTGATGTCAGGCTTTTGCTCTAGTTTATTCTGAACCTTTGTCACAGGCTCAGGTTTATTAGACGCACAACCAGTTGCTAGAGCAGCAACAATTGCGATCGTCAACAGTTTGAGTTTCATCGTTCTTTAATCCATTTCCCTGCTTTTTGCAGATCTTCACCAGCACCACTAACCAAACCACCTGCTGTTCCGCATGCGGTCAGCATAGTAGCAACCATTACAGCTACAACAAACTTCATTGCACTCTCCTCATCATAAACTTGCTAAGATATTCCTGCGCTTCACTTAAATCGAACTCACCTTCCTCGAGCATAATCTGTTCCTTTTCTTCGAGGATCTCCACAACATCTTTCATAGTTGCTGCTTGAAGAAGTTCAATCGCATACTCATGATCATCTTCATCCATTTTCTCATACCAGTCACGCAATACTTCAGGTGTCGCTAGAAGAAGAAACCTAAGATTCTGAAAGTCATGTTCATTCATTTTGATGTTTCCTTCATAACTTCTTGCATCTTAACAACACCGTGGTCAGCGATCTTTGCTATGCCAGCGAAGCCAACAGTACACACAGCTACACCAAGAACAAACCCAACAATCAAATTACCCATTGTCAGCCTCACAAAAGTTTTGGAAGTCTTCAACATTACCAGCGAACAAAACATTACCGCTGTAATCTCTCACCTTTACTTCGATGCCTCGGTCAACGCAAGCACGAATGTGGTATTCATAATCTTGCCAAGCATCAGTTGTAGCAATAGGATAGATGTAGATACCACCAACACCGTCCTTCAGTTTAGCGAGCAACTGCGCAGCCAAACAACCAGCACCATTAGCAATCTTGCTTGGACCATTGCGTGGAATACCATTGACGATAACCATGTCCCTCAAGAACCCAGCAAGTTCAGAACCATGACCAGATGGGTAGCCATCAAACTGTCGATAGATACAAACAAGTTTCTCACCGACACCATCTTCAACAAAAGTCAAACACCGAGTTCCCATAATCAACCCCAATCTTTCTTGTCACCAAACTTTTCATTGTACTCATACCCAGCCATGTATTCAACAATCTGTTCTGGGGTCATATCTTTACCCTCTACACGTTCAGACTGAGAAGTCGCACCGACGTAGTAGTGAATATCAATGCCACGACCATAGTAAGAATCAGCCGAACCACGATCAAATGGACCACCGTGCCGAGTGTCGTATAACTTGCCATTATAGTATCCGTACATTATTCGTCTCCGTAGTAACCATAATCTTCATCAGTACCAAATCCAGCAGATGCCATTGCTGAATCAAAGTCACCGTCCATGCTGTCATCGTATTCAGAATCAAAGTCATCAACGATGCCGTAGTCAGCAGCGATTTGCTCAATCGTATCAACCTGCTCACCGAAATAATTTGCTACCTCGGTAGTGCTATAACCCTCGCAGAGCATAGCAACAATGTCAGTAACTTTCTGTTTCATAGCACTCATATCAATCTCCAGAATCAATTTGGTAACGATCACCGCAATGTTTGCAGGTATACTCAGTCAAACAGCGACCAACATTTTTACTAGAATACTCATGAGTACAGGGAGTACCATCAGGTCTAGCATTCACTTCACCAGTAGGGCGACCAAACATATATTGACCACCGCAATTAGTACACTGGAATGTATCGGTTTCCTTATCGTAACCAGCGATAACATTTTTGTACTTGTTATCACCAGCAGGTTTACGACCAGAACCATTACAAACAGGACACACACACTTCATCATACTTTCTCCATAGCACGAACACCAGAAAACATAAACAACAAACCAACAGCAGCCAGTGCAGTTTGCACCGCAAGATTAGCACTCGGATCATAGTCAAGAGTACCAACAGCACCGAATGCGATCAGGAAACCAACGAACAAACGAATAGAACCCTTCATTATACAACCTCCGCATCACGAGACATCATTTCAAATTGCTTTTCGCGATCTTCATAGTTCAAGCGATCTTCAAACTCAGCGATAGACTGCTTCAACATCTTAACAGCAAATTCCTTGTTGGTATAACCATCCAGCAGGTTAGAAGTCAGCGACTGCAGATAACCAGAGGAATGAGCATAGTTGCCATAAACTTTGTACGAAAGATCAACGAACTGCTTCACAAGATCAGAGTAGTTAGTCTTCATTTTCATTTCCTTTTCAACTTTCATACAGTTATTATACTGCAACCTTGAATTAAAGTAAAGCACTTTATTGTGCATCTCCGAAGACAGAACAGCGAGTAGGATATCCAGTAGCGATACCGCTAGACAACTGGAAAGATTTGGTTTGCTTAGCACGTGCCTTAGACTTCGGCGCTTTGCGTGGTTTGTAGACCGTAACCTTAACACCCAGATCGGGATCGGTATAGGTATAGAGGACATTTCGGGGTTTACGCTCACTCATCATTTATCTCCTTTATCAACTTTCATACCTATATTATACGGGAAAGTTGAAATAAAGGCAAGGGAAATTTGACTATCCCCTACAGATTTGAGGGGAATAAATCCCCTTCTAAATCAATAACTTACGTGCGCCTGTGAAAAAACCCCTGCAGGATGTTGATCCAACAGGGGTTTTTCTTGGTTTTTGGTGCCCCAAGAGAGACTCGAACTCTCACGCCGAAGCACTGGCTTCTAAGACCAGCGTGTCTACCAATTCCACCATCGGGGCATAACTTTGGTGCTGATTGTCGGATTCGAACTGACGACCTACTGCTTACAAGGCAGGTGCTCTACCAACTGAGCTAAACCAGCATTAATCTTTTAAATCTTCATCATCATATTTACTATCATCAATAGGTTTTCCCATCAACTTCTCGCCATCTTCATTTCGCTTATCTTTCTTGAAGATCATGTTCCAATTATTTTCAAATTCTTCTTTTGATACGCTAAATGGGCGAGGTGAACTTCCCTTTCCACCGTCACTCATTTTTTACTCCTAAAGCATGGAGCGGATAGTCGGGTTCGAACCGACGACATTCTGCTTGGCAAGCAGACATTCTACCACTGAATTATATCCGCACTAATTTGGTCGGAGTGGCAGGATTCGAACCTGCGACCCCCTGCTCCCAAAGCAGGTGCACTAGCCAGACTGTGCTACACTCCGAATGAACTTTTATTTATATACCATATAGAAACACACTACAAAACGCTGTCACGCTCAGAGTTCGTCCATTAGCGAAGCAATGTGTTTTTATATGGTAGGGGTACAGGGACTCGAACCCTGAACTTATCGGTTAAAAGCCGATTACTCTAGCCATTGAGTTATACCCCCATATGGTCCCTGCAGTGAGATTCGAACTCACACCTCATTGATTAAGAGTCAAGTGCGCTACCATTAACGCTACACAGGGTTGCTCGTACTATTTTGATTTTACGTGCCAACCCTAGACCATACGGGAATCTAGAGCGACACTAGAGTTTACCTCGTTTCATGTCAATCTCCTAAAAAGTTAAAAACAACAGGATGTCTTTTTTGCGTTTACATTTACAAGTTGTATGCATTTGAGTTGCTGTAAACATCCTAAAACTGGTAGCGGGAGCAGGAATCGAACCTACCTCATTCAAGCGTATGAAACTTGCTAGTTACCCAGAACTATATCCCGCAATCAAACTGGCGGTCCCAAGGGGTAACGATCCCCTTCTTTATGCGTGACAGGCATACGTGCGTCCATGAACACTTTGGAACCAGATTCATTTTGTTGAGTACTCTGCACTATATGCCTCGCTCAACAGCTTTACTCGAGTTTACTGTTTATTGCTTCGGTTACATAACGCTTGATCATGCCTCTGTGCTTACAAAGCACTCAACAAAATGGTGGAGGATAACGGGATCGAACCGATGACCTTTAGCTTGCAAAGCTACTGCTCTCCCAGCTGAGCTAATCCCCCATTGTGTTCGGTCAGCCCCACCAACGCTACCGAACAGATGTCGTTCTCACAACGAATCCCCACATCATGCCTCAAGCGTAGTTTTCGACCCACGACTTAGAGAGGACTTATCGAACTATACAAGTATTATATAACAAGTAGTATTTAAAGTCAAGCATGCAATCTACTATTTTTTGGCACACCTGATAGTAAGTACTCCATTTGATCAGCAAGAATGTTGCGATTCAACAGAATCATATGTTCGTAATGGTTTGGTTCATATGGAACATACAACAACTTCATGTTGATATCTTCAAGCAATCTGCGACCCTTCTTCATATTACATGGTTTACATGCAGTAACTACATTAGTCCAAGTATCTTCACCACCTTCACATCTTGGTATCACGTGGTCACGAGATAGATGTGGAGTTGTAAAATGATCACCACAGTAAGCACAAACATGTTTGTCTCGAGAGAACAAAGATTTGTTAGTTAGCACAACTCTACCAAACTTTTCGATAGAGAATCCGCTACCCTTTACCGCAATGATAGATGGCGTAGATAACACAGACTCAACCCCATGGTTGTTTACACCACCACGGAATGTTGCTAATGTTTCACCGAGAGACCACACAACCATGCCTTTCGCATGATACGTGATAGCATCTTCAAAATTTATCCATCTTCTAGGTAAACCAGAAGCGTCTAGTGCTAGGACATTCATTTCATCTCCTTGTTCCTCTTAAAGAAAATATTTATTGGTGGTGATAGTAGGATTCGAACCTACGATAACTTCCGTATGAAGAAAGCGCATTACCACTTTGCTATATCACCATGGTTGCTGATTACTTATCCTACTATACGCCATCAGCAAAGGCGAGTTCTTTGGGGTGTCCTATGGGGAACGATCCCATACTATCGCTTTCACAGAGCGAGGTGCGAACCTCTACACTAAGGACACCATAGATTCGAAAACTAACAAGGAACTGACTATTACATGATGCCGAAGTCATTACCACATCAAACCCTTGCTAAACTCTTTTCAGAGACGGATCGTTTCTTTCCGTTTTATTTTTGGCAGGGATGCTAGGATTCGAACCTAGTCTAGTTGAGTCAAAGTCAACTGTGCTCGCCGATACACTACACCCCAACAGCTTGGTACCCCATGAAGGAATCGAACCTCCACCACGACGTTCGTAGCATCGTATGATTATCCATTTCACCAATGGGGCAATACAACAGGATTCGCTTTTGCTTTATTTCCAGTAAAGTTATTTGTATGCTGAAAGAATCCTAAAACTTGGTGCATCGTGAGAGGGTTGAACTCCCGACCTCCACTTTGTAAGAGTGGCACTCTACCACTGAGTTAACGATGCGAAATACTTGGCTGTCCAGGTAGGGATCGAACCTACGACACGATGATTAACAGTCATCTGCTACTACCAACTGAGCTACTGGACAATAAACTTTGGTACCCATGGGTGGGAACGATCCACCGACCCTCGCCTTATCAAGACGATGCTCTACCACTGAGCTACATGGGTATTGGTGGGTGGTGATGGTAACGCTCCACGAACTCGACTTCCTATCTCTTAGAGTAACGGTTTTACAGACCGCCGACAGGGGCACCACCCAATTTACCAAATTTAATTGCACTAGGATGATCAGCAACACCCACCCTCGGTTTACCACGTGATCGTCTCACGACTGGTCGCTTCTCACATTACAGTCCAAGTTGTTCCAGCGTGACCACCGTATCCGCATCATCATTCGTTTCACGAACTCCGCTTCGTTTCCATCTTTCATGTAACCTAGACAGAGTCACTCCGTCGAGTGATTAGTCTCTTCTAGATTACCTACTGGCTTGGTAACCTAATGCAATTAAATTTGGTACACGGTACGGGAATCGAACCCGTCTTCCTACCTTGAAAGGGTAATGTCCTAACCAATAGACGAACCGTGCATTGCGTATCAAATTTTTAAAGAAGCTCAACAACTTAGACGTTATTATATACACACATCAATTTAAAGGCAAGCGATATTTTGCAAACCCATACCGCTACCATGGTTATTGGAGCACGCAGTAGGAATCGAACCTACGAACATCTGTTTTGCAGACAGCTACCTTACCATTCAGTCATGCGTGCATTATACTATGGTGCTGATGACCAGAATCGAACTGGTGACCTCATTCTTACCAAGAATGTGCGCTACCTACTGTGCCACATCAGCGAATATCTTTTACTACCAACCACAACATAAACAAAAGGACTAACACTACGATTCCCCCATGATTGTTCTCCTTGTTAGTTGGTACCCCTGCTCCGATTCGAACGGAGAGAACTGCTCCTTTTGAGAGAGCCGACTTTACCAATTTGTCCACAGGGGCAATTATTCTGGTACTCCCGACAGGATTCGAACCTGTATCATCCCCTCATCTAGAGGCATCGCCGAGGTATAAGCTCGGAGTTTTACCGTTAAACTACAGGAGCACATTTGGCGGTGAGTGTGGGATTCGAACCCACGGAGCCACTTTCGCGACTCGACTGTTTAGCAAACAGTTGATTTAAGCCACTCATCCAACTCACCAAAAATAACAGAATCGTTTTAAGGTGGGAATCGAACCCACTCCGTTTGCTTAGAAGGCAAATGCTCTACCGATGAGCTACATATTTTTTGCTGAACCGATTCTTAAACTTGGCGGAAGCGGTGAGATTCGAACTCACGGAACATTTCTGTTCGTCTGTTTTCAAGACAGGTGCAATAAACCAGACTCTGCCACACTTCCATAAACAACAGGATACTCTTTTCGTTGCTCTACCAGATGAGCTAATCACGCGATGCGTAATGTTGGATTCGAACCAACTACCAACGGCTTTCATTGCCTTTGAATTGCTGCAAGTATCCTAAAACTTGGTGCGAGTGGTGGGACTCGAACCCACATACCTTTCGGCGGCAGATTTTAAGTCTGCTGTGTATACCATTCCACCACACTCGCATATATACTGGCGCGACTGGCAGGAATCGAACCTGCGACCCACTGCTTAGAAGGCAGTTGTTCTATCCACTGAACTACAGTCGCGTATAAACTTTGGTGTCGCCTCGTGGAATCGAACCACGTTCCGAAGCTCTTCAGGCATCTGCTATGACCACATCAGCTAAAGCGACATTGGCTACGGTGGAGAGACTCGAACTCCCACTAACAGTTTTGGAGACTGCAGTGCTGCCATTACACCACACCGTAATTGTATATACTAACGTCTAAATTTTTAAGGAACGAACCGTTATTCTATAACGGTGGGGATTTAAAGTCAACCCCCAAAACAAAAAACCCTCGAGATTTTCATCATCGAGGGTTTTAGAATTCAGGTAACCTGTTAAGTTACATTTTCAAACCCTCAGCTGTATCTCTACGTGATGCATTCCAGCTACCTGTAAGATTAAAAATCTCAGGCTGGCAATAAAAGGAATGTAACTGTATCGATTTCATAGAAGGAATTATACTCCAGGTTAAAATAAAAGGCAAGCGATATTTTCTTGCACTATCTATTTAGATAAAATGTTTCTTAGTTTTTAACTTTTTTGAAAAAAATTATGTTTTGCAAATGCCATTGACGCAACGATCAACAGCCCAATACCCACGTGGCTTACGCACACGCTCAACTCTTTGTGGTGCTACCATGTTGAACACGGTCTCGCCACTTACTTCATAGTCACTGTTCTCGTAGTTCTTACTCTCTTCATTGTAAGACATTGAGATTTGTGTCATCTGAGATGCATCAAATGGTCTATACATTACAAGGATGTTTCTTTTCAATGTCACCTGTCTTACTTCAGCAACGATAACACTGCCGTCATCTTTCTTTGTAATTTCTACGATCATAGAAGTCCCATATCTGTTACTAATTTCTTTGTGATTTTAGGATACAGCTTCTGTAACTTTTGATCTTTAACTGCCAGTAGAACCTTTGCTTCTGACTGCTCAATAGATTCTAGCAAGTCAATGAACAACTGCTCACGCTTTGGCTTTGTCAAATCTTTTCTAGTAAAGACGTATAGACGTTTCGACTCAAAGATTAAAGTTGTTGGAGCCATACCTACTGGACTCTTATCTTGTTTGTAAGGTGGATCAGTTTCGGGAAGAAGAAACTTCTTCTCGGGATCAAACGCATACTGCAAAATAAGTTTGAGACCAGTAGTTGTCTTATATTTAGTAGTCAGCAGGGTTGTGTCCTTGTTGACATCATCCAAGATCTCATTGATCAGTTTCACCATTAAAAGTCCTCCAGTTCATCCAAGAGCAATCTGCAACGATGCTCCATAAGGTAGTTCATAATCGACATTTTGTCGCCTTTCGGACTATTTAGTTCAAATGTGCTGAGCACTTCTTCTCTGATGTCTTTGGGGATATTATCGAAAGCAACTAGAGTTGCGTTGCGATCCCAGTTTCGAAGTTCAACATCGTTACGGCATGCTGCTTTACCCTTTTCAATAAACTCAGCAAGACGCTTGGCTGACACTGGAGCCTGACGACCCTCAATCAAAAAGATATCGTCAGGAGACAAGATGTTAGGAACACCGTCGCCTGAATCACCCTTCACGATATGTTCAATCGTAAAGGGAATGATATCTTTCTTAGCAATAGTAACCTGCTTCTTCTGCATAGGTGACCACTGCTTCACATTATCAAAAGAGTGTAGTTGCTTGAAGTCCTTATCACTAGAGACAATCATAACATCTTCAGCAGTACCAAACTCATTGCATCGCTCAGTAAGAATAGCGATAATGTCATCAGCCTCAGCACGTTCAATGTGCATAACCTTATAAGGGAAATGCTTCACCAAGTCCTCACGGATTTCGCTCAGAGTATTGAAGATCAAGTTCCAATCAAGATCTGAATCCTCACGATTCTTTTTACGTGCTGCTTTATAGTTCGGGAAGAACTCTTTACGCCAGTACTTCTTACCATCGCAACAGATAACCATCTCACCGTATTGCTTTGAGTACTTTTTCTTATAGTACTTCAAAGTCGATAGAGTTGTATGGCGAATTAGATTTTTGATATCACCTTCGCTACCCTGCACCAAATCCTTTTTGAAAGAAAGGATGTTGGCGAGAGCAACTTGACTGTAGTCAATTAGAATCATTTTAAAATACCTTCAAGATAATGCACTCTTCATTAATACGTCCATTCGGTTGAGCAGGTTTAGTGGTCAACTGTTTGAACGCACTGTTCAGTGCACGCTTACCCATAGAGGCAAAATCTTTAATTGCCTCAGGTTTGCGTAATGTTTTAGAAATAGAAGTTGTAATATCAAAGTTCACCATAGTAGTACCCTTGACAGTCAGCAACCCACCATCAGCAGGTTTGTATACGGTCAAGCGACGATACTTAGTATTGTATACCCAAACCTCGTCAGCATTGACAAGTTTAGAAGCATGCTCAGATTTCAAACCGAATTCAGCGAACTCAGTCATGTACTTAACTTTAGCAGCAACTACACCTGCAGGCTTTGCTTTGCGAGAACGTGGCTTGCGTTGTGCCTTGGCAGTAACTACACGCTGCTGACATTCTTGTATAATAGATTCAATGAATGCGAGCAATCGCTTCAGTTCAACTTTCTTAAAGTGACTGTAACCTTCAACAAGTTGGTCATCATCACCTTCAATTACTTGCTCAAGTTCTTTCTTCATTGGAACCCAAGCAGTAGAAAGATACTTGACAATCGGTGCACCGAAACCTTTGATCGGTGTCTTCAGTTTATAATCTTTTGGACAACCAGCCTCAATGAATTCATCAATCTCGCCTTCAATATCACCAGCAACTTCTCGTGCTTTTTCTAGAATGCGATCTTGAATAGTGACAACCTGAGCCGAAACAACTTTCGGTTGATCAATTTTCTTAGGAATCTTTGATTTGATTTCAGCAAGCAATTCATTCATACGCATCATATGCGCATCAGACAAAATTTGCTCACGACTCACAAGACGTGCGAGTGTGCCATATGAGCGGAAATAGAAGTCATCGACTTTTTCCAGTTCAGAGGTGATCTTCGGATCAAAGGTAGCAACATAGTTGATAGCCCACTTTTTCTTTTCCTTGTTATCGTGATTCTCATTGTAGTAATTCAATGCTACCATGAGATCACGATCGTAGGATTCAGTTGCAAGTTTCGGCTCGTTATCAACTCGTTGCTTGGTGACACGCTCGACAAACTTTTTTCGCTTGGCTGTATTCATAGACAATCTCCTAGGTTATACATATATTATACCCCATCCGTGAATTAAAGGCAAGCGAAATATTGCAATCCCCTACTGGCTGTAGGGTTACTTTGCCTTGATGCTAAGGATAGAACCAGAGACTAGCCCAGTGATCCAAAGCGCAGCAGCCCAAGTTGCAATGTTAACAGGAATTGCAAGAGAAGGGAACAGAGTATTGAGAGACCAGATAGTTACTAGCGGTCCACCAACAATTACTGCTACAATAAATGCCAACACAATTAAAATGTATGTAAGATCTTTCATATTACCACTCAATTCGTTTTAAGTTAGAGATGTTGAAGCTACGCCATTCTTGAATCTCTGTGTCAAAAACACGAACAGCATCTGTTGATGTTTTCTCTAGAGTTCCCTTTGGCTGCTTATCTGCGGGAATAGAAGCATAGTTGCGAGTGCACTTCATAATGCGATCACTGCCATCCTTCTTTGTGAAGTGAACGGTCAATGTGTTCTCTGAGAGATAATCATCCAACCATTCACGAAACTCTGGTGTTTGCATATGCAATTCAGGATCAACCCCAGAAGCACGCATAACTGCCATAAAATCTACACTTGAATTGCTACTAATCATTTATCTCTCCCTGTTTGAAACCATAAAAAATTTGCCATATTACGAAACTGCGCATCTTCCAAAAACATTTGAAACTTGCTATCGATAATACTATCTTCAAGTTTCTTATGAAAAGTGACATGGTGAAGATCACCATGTCTCTCATGCGTTACAGTAATTGTATACGCTTCATCCGAAAATTTAATTACATGCTCACTCATGCTTTACTCACTTTCACTTTAACAGAATCTCTTAAAATACCATTGGTTCTCAATGTAACTTCTCTACTTCCTATCTGCTCAAAATCAGCAAGTGCGATATATGCATGTTTCGTTTTAGTGTTAGTGATTGTAATTTCAGAATCACGAACCTTTGGTCTGAATAAAGCAGGTATTTGTCGATCGTTCATATTAGTCCCATAGTCCTCTGTAGTATTTACCGAATAAGCGAAGCCCAGTTTCAATTCTATTGTTATGGGCAGTTATACCATCCCAATCTGCTTTCCATGTATGATTTGGTCCATCTTCCATTTTAAACAGTTTAGGTTTTCCGCTTTCGTCCCACTCACAGGGAACCATCTTAGTGTCATGGTTGCCAGTGTAGTACTGTTCTTCCCAATCATTGTCTGGTTGAAGTTGTTCAAATGTCCAGATCAATTCATTCATCACCCATTCCCAACGCTTGTGATGGTTATCATCAATATCGTAATCGTTTTCTTTCTCTGGTGCTGCTGTTGAACGCAGATACTCAGGGACATCCTCATCATCAACATGAGGAGAACCATGCTTAGTTGCTTGAAGCTGCTTCAGCATTGGCAGAATGATATAGGAAAGAGTTGAATCCATGCTCCATGTATCATACTTGTCAATGCGAATCTTCACTTTACGCTTACGCTTGCTGTCAA